TGGCACAGGCAATTTATTCGCCTTGTGGGGCAAAAAAGAGGGCTTTTATGAAAAAGTCTGCGTCCCAGAGCCAAATTTAACATTTACTATAAGGGCGTAGAGATCAACTCTACGCCCTTCTTCATCGGCACCGCAGCGTTCTGCGGAAACCTCCTCCTCCTGTTCTCGTGTTCTCCGGTGTGAATAAATATATTTATTCACACACGGAGACACGAGAACGAAAGAATGAGGTGGCTGACCGGTGATCGGGTTTGATTGGGAGGACAACATGGATGTAAAAAACAGAAATCTTTCCAGCATTACTGCATACGGGAAAAATGCGAAAAAGCATGACAAGACGCAAATCAACAACGTTGCGGAGAGCATCAAGCAGTACGGTTTTGTGCAGCCGATTGTGATTGACCGTGACGGTGTGATTGTAATCGGTCACTGCCGCGCTCTGGCGGCAAAGAAGCTGGGCATGGAAGAAGTGCCGTGCGTCTGTGTGGATGATCTGACACCGGAGCAGGTGAACGCTCTGCGGCTGGTAGATAACAAGAGCAACGAGAGCGACTGGGACTTTGACCTGCTGGCTGATGAGCTGCCTGGTCTTGACCTGTCGGCGTTTGACTTTGACTGGGGCCTGCGCGACGAGCTGGACACATCCGTTGTGGAGGACAACTATGACCCGGTTCTTCCTGCAGAGCCGAAGAGCAAACTTGGCGATGTGTACCAGCTCGGAGACCATCGCCTTATGTGCGGAGACAGCACGTCTTTGACAGACGTACAGAAGCTCGTAGAGGGGGCACAAATGGATTTGTTGCTCACAGATCCGCCGTACAATGTGGACTATCAGGGCACCGCCGGGAAGATTAAGAACGACAATATGGAGGATACGGCATTTAGGCGGTTCCTGACGGATGCTTTCTCCAATGCGGTGATGGTTATGAAACCTGGCGCTCCGTTCTACATCTGGCATGCAGACAGCGAGGGGTACAACTTCCGTGGCGCGTGTAAAGATTCAATGCTGCGCGTCCGGCAGTGCCTGATCTGGGTGAAAAACTCCCTTGTGATGGGCAGACAGGATTTCCAGTGGAAACATGAGCCGTGCCTGTATGGTGAGAGCGAGATTGAAGAGGAAGAGCACGAGCCTTGCCTATACGGATGGACAGAAGGGAAGAAGCATTATTTCTTCAAGAACCGCAGACAGACAACTGTGCTGAATTTCGACAAGCCTGTCAAGTCTGCGGAGCATCCGACTATGAAGCCGATTAAGCTGTTTGACTATCAGATGCAGTGTTCCAGCAAGCCGGGAGAGAATGTGCTTGACCTGTTTGCTGGTTCTGGCACAACGATCATGGCGGCGGAGCAGAATGGCAGACACGCTTTCTGCATGGAGTACGATCCGAAGTATGCTGATGTCATTGTTGACCGTTGGGAGAAGTTTACGGGTAAGAAAGCGGTGTTACTGAATGACGATTGAAGAAGCACGGGCGATTATAGCCAAAACCAGCAGCCCGTATTTGAAGCGGGACATGGAGAAGTTTATCAAACGCCAGCAGAGAAAGGAGGGCGCGTATGGCAAGGCCAAGAAAGGAAATAGATCAAAAACAGTTCGAGAACCTATGCGGCCTGCAATGCACGCTTGAGGAAATCTGCGGTTGGTTTGGTGTGACTGATAAAACACTGGATAGTTGGTGTAAACGCACCTATCATGCCAGTTTTTCCGAGGTATTTAAGCAAAAGCGAGGAGCGGGGAAAATTTCACTGCGCCGGAGCCAGTGGCGGCTTGCGGAAAAGAACGCGAGCATGGCTATTTGGCTCGGGAAACAATATCTTGGCCAGCGTGACGTTGTCGAGCTGGGTTTGCCGACTGATAACGCGCAGGAGGACGCGCTGAGCGTAAGCCTGCGCGAAATGGCGGAAGGGTTGGAGAGCGATGATTAGCTTAAAGCAGCGGAAAATCATTGCTTTCCCATATTCCAAGTATGACGCGCTGATTTGCGACGGCGCTGTGCGTTCCGGCAAGACCTCTATCATGATGTGGTCGTTTGTCCGCTGGGCGATGGAGAATTTCAGCGGTCATCGCTTCGGCGTGTGTGGCCGAACAGTGGATAGCTGCACAAAGAACATTATCGTGCCGTTTATGGCGATGAGCCTTGCGAAGGAGCGATATATCATCCGCTGGCGGCGCGGTGACAAGGTGATGGAAGTGCGGCGCGGAGCCGTGACGAATTACTTTGAAGTGTTCGGCGGTAAGGACGAGGCAAGCTATACACTGATCCAAGGCCGGACGCTGGCTGGTGTGCTGCTGGACGAGGTGGTGCTGATGCCACGATCGTTTGTGGAGCAGGCACTTGCACGTTGCTCTGTGGACGGTGCAAAGCTGTGGTTCTCTTGCAATCCCGGCAATCCCAACCACTGGTTTTACAACGATTGGATTCTGCGTCAAAGCGAAAAAAATGCGCTCTATCTGCATTTCGAAATGCAGGATAATCCGGGCCTGAGCAAAAAAACGCTCGAGCGCTTCGAAAAAATGTATTCTGGCGTTTTTTACGAGCGCTATGTGCGCGGGCGCTGGGTAGTGGCCGAAGGCCTTGTTTATCAAAAATTCGGGGAAGACTGCATCGTGCACGAGATTCCGACGGGCGGCGAATATTATATTTCCGTCGACTATGGCACGCACAATCCATTTTCAGCAGGGCTGTGGCACGTAACAAGTGAGCGGGCCGTACGGATCGCAGAATACTACTATTGCGGCCGGGAGGAAAAAGAAGAAAAATCCCCGGAAGAATACTACACGGAAATCAGGCGTTTGGCTGGCGGGCGAGACATACAGTGCATAGTCGTCGACCCGTCGGCAGACGCCTTTATTGCAACCATCAAAAAACATCACGAATACAAGGTTCGCGGAGCAGTAAATGACGTCATGGCCGGAATTCAAACAACATCCGAGATGCTGGCATCCGGGAAGGTTAAGATTTACGAGGGATGCGAAAATACAATTCGGGAATTTGGCCTGTACCGCTGGGACGAAAAAAGCGAAGTCGACCGCGTTGTAAAGGAAAACGATCACGCGATGGACGAATGCCGGTATATGGTAATGACGATTTTGAGAAAGAAATTCAAAAAGCACGCCTATGTTCCGGAGTTGGCGAGATAAGAAGGTGAAACATGAAAACATATCAGGATTTTTTAGAGGTTGCGGAAAAGTCTGACCGGGAACGGATGGAATTTGTTCTGTCCGCGATAAATAATCACAAAGACTCGGATTTATACAAACAGGCGGTTATTGCGAAGGAGTATGACGCGCACAGGAATGTGACGATTGCTAATTTTCAAAAGCTGCTTTATACACTCAACGGGAAAGTCATTCCGGACAACTACAGTCCGAACTATAAGCTTCGGAGCAATTTCTTTGCAAATTTCATCACGCAGGAAACGCAGTATCTTCTCGGGAACGGCGTGACGCTGAAAGAAGCCGCGAACAAAGAAAAACTCGGCGCATCGTTCGACGTTCGGCTGCAGGACGCAGCGCATGCGGCCCTTGTTGGAGGCGTATCGTATGGCTTCTGGAATCTCGATCATCTTGAGGTTTTCGATGTAACAGAGTTCGTTCCGCTTCTCGATGAGGAAAACGGTGCGTTGCGCTCCGGGATTAGATTCTGGCAGGTATCCGATACGAAGCCGCTTCGCGCAACACTCTACGAGCCGGACGGCTTTACACAGTTCATCCGCAGAAGCGGAAAAAACATGGAGATCCTAGAGGCGAAGCGCGGATATGTATCTGTTGAGGCAAGTTCCGAAGCGGACGGTACGGAAATCCTTGCATATCAAAACTATCCCGGCTTCCCGATTATTCCGCTCTACGGCAACCGCGCAAGGCAGTCAGAGCTTGTCGGCCAACGCGAGGCGATAGACTGCTACGATCTCATTAAGTCAGGCTTTGCGAATACAGTTGATGAGGCGTCAATCATTTACTGGACGATCTCGAACGCTGGCGGAATGGACGAGATCGATATGGCACGGTTCAAAGAGTCCATGCGGAGAATTGGTGTAGGTCTTGTGGACGATGACGGTGCGAAGGCAGAAGCTCATACGCTCACAATCCCGGTTGAAGCTCGGGAAGCGCTTCTTTCCAGAATCAGCGACGATCTGTACCGTGACGCGCAAATGCTTGATGTGGCAAAAGTGCAGGCGGGGCAGAAGACGGCGACGGAGATCATGGCGGCGTATCAGCCGATGGACAACAAGGTGGATCAATTTGAATACTGCGTGATCGAGTTCCTGCAGGCGTTGTTTAAGATCGTTGGTATTGATGACGAGCCGTCCTTTATGCGATCCAAAATAACAAATCAGTTAGAACAGACGCAGATGGTGCTGCTTGCCGCGAGCTACCTTGACGACGAAACGATTCTGAGCAAGCTGCCGTGGCTTACGCAGGAGGAAATCGCAAACATTTTGAAGAGGAAAAGCGCGGAAGAATTAGAGCGATATTCCACGAAAGATATGGAGGAATAGACGTATGAGCAGCATGGTACAGGGCGATGCGTACAGTCTGGCCGTCACGGTCAAGAACAACGGGCAGGCTGTCGAGATCGACGATATTGAGAAGGTCGAAATGACGCTTCTGTATTTGCAGAAGTATTACCCAGGCCAGATCACATACGCGGACGGGAAATTCTATTTCCCGCTGGCGCAGGAAGAAACATTCCGCCTGCCAAAGGTCTGCCCGATGCAGATTCGCGTGAAATTCAAAAGCGGAGACGTGCTCGGCTCCGAGAAAAAGCAGATCGACGTATCTGCCGCGCTTTCAAAGGCGGTGTTGTGATGGGCGGCATTGAATTTGGACTCAAGAACCGCGACCCGATCGACGTTTCCTTTAACGTTTCCGTGCGTGCTGGCGGCGGCTCCGGCGGCGGCTCCGGCGGCGGCTACAACATCGGCCCCGGATTGAAGCTGGACGCCGAAACGAACACCCTGTCCGTCGATACGGCGGACGCAGTCGAAAAGGACAACACCAAGCCCGTAACGTCCGCCGCCGTGTATACGGAGGTTGGAAACATCAACGCCCTGCTGGCGACAATCTAAAGGAGTGATTTTATGAGCACACAGACTGAAATTACCAGATTACAGACCGCGCGGAACAAGCTGCGCACATGGCTCGTCGGCCTCGGCCTCGCCGCGAGCACGGACAAGCTCGACGCGCTGGCCGACAAGGCATCGGCCATCAAAAATCAGGGCGCGGTTGACGCCAACGTCAAGGAGGGCGAGTCCTACACCATCCCCGCGGGCTATCACAACGGCTCCGGCACGGTCAAGGGCGTCTCCGGCGGCGGCAACTACAACCTGCAGGCCAAGACCGTCACGCCGACGAAGGAGCAGCAGTCCGTCACACCAGATCAGGGCTATTACGGCCTGTCCGGCGTGACCGTCGGCGCGATCCCGGAAAACTATCAGGACGTGTCCGCCACGACCGCCGCACCCGGCGACGTGCTGGCGAATAAAGTCTTCATCGACGCCGACGGCGTAACGCAGGCAGGCACCATGCCGGACAACGGTGCAGTGGAGAAAGTGCTGGACGCGACGACCGACAATCAGGAGTACACTGTTCCCGCCGGTAAGCACTCCGGCACGGGCAAGGTATCTGTCGTGCTGGAAACCAAGTCCGCCACGCCTGCCGAGGCCGCGCAGGACATCACGCCCACCAAGGGCAAAGTCCTCGGCAAGGTCACGGTCGGCGCGATCCCGGACAAATACAAGGACGTTTCCGGCGTGACCGCCGGAGCGGCTGACGTGCTGGACGGAAAGTTTATCGTGCTGGCCGACGGCAGCAAGGTTGAGGGCACCATGGCCAACAACGGCGCGATTGCGAAGACCATCGACGGCCTCACGCAGACCAGCGCCGATATCCCGGCGGGATACACCTCCGGCGGCACGGTCAGCCTGACAGACGCGATCGAAACGGCTCTCGCCGCGATTTAAAGGAGGAACAGACATGAGCGTACAGACAGAGATCGACCGCATTATCACGGCAGTCGGCGCGGCGTATGACGCAGTGGAGGCCAAAGGCGGCACAGCCCCTGCGGCACAGACCATCGAAGGGATTGCAGGTGCGATCCAGGCGATCCCCTCCGGCAGCGCCAAGGAAGAGCAGGAGAAAACCGTAACCATCACCGCCAACGGCACAGTGGAGATCACCCCGGACGCCGGGAAGACGCTGAGTAAGGCAACTGCAATCGTCAACGTTCCTACGTCCGGTGGAGGAGATAGCGCACTTCTATCCATTATAGATAGAAGCATATCAGGCGTGTATGCAAATTCTGATATAACAGTAGTAGGCCTGTATGCTTTCTTTAGATGCCTTAATCTAACCGGTGTTGTATTTCCAAATGCAACAGATATACAACAATATGCTTTTCAAGATTGCAAATCGCTTGAGCGAATTGATTTTTCGCAGTTACAAAAATCATACGCATCCTCATTTAGAGGCGACACCGGGTTGCGAACAATAATTCTGAGGAATTCTGAGGTTGCGCCTACAACGGCAGGCAGCGGATTCAGTAGCCTTCTTTCAGCTATAGAAAGTATGTATCTTTATGTTCCATCCGCACTTGTAGACAGTTACAAAACCTCAAGCTATTGGGGAGATTACAAGAACAAAATAAGAGCAATCGAAGATTACCCGGATATCACTGGAGGATAAACCACCGAAAACCGGAAAAGGGAGAACACCATGAATGCCAAGACTATCATCGTTACCCTCGTCTGCGCCGTGCTCGGCGGGGCGGATAGAAGTGTATGAGCACAAGCAACACCGCCGGGCAGAAAATGACAGACGCAGAGCTCGCAAAGCTTGAAAAGCGGATTGCTGCGATATACAGGGAAGCGTATAACGATCTGACGGATACGATCAGGGATTACTTCGGTAAATTTGCAGCGCGCGACGCGGCGGAAAAGGCGCGCATGGAAACCGGGGAGATCTCGGAGGATCAATACAAGCTGTGGCGTGCTGCTCAGATTGGACGCGGGAAGCGGTTTGAAGCGTTAAGGGATAAAGTCGCAGAGCGAATGACGAATGCAAACGCAACCGCAATCGCCTATATCAACGACGCAACGCCGGGGATTTACAGCCTGAACAGGAACCTAGCAGCCTATATGATCGAGCAGGTGGCGGGGGACGTTGGATTCGATCTCTGGGATGAGCGGGTTGTGAAGCGCCTAATTGCCGAGCAGCCGGGCCTTATGCCATCCTACCCGGAGAAGCGAGCACTCAAACGTGGGATTGATCTTGCATACGGGAAAAAGCAGATAACCGCCAGTGTCACCAGCTCCATCTTACAGGGCAGAAGCCTCAAGGGCATGGCAGATGATCTGCAAAGTCGTATCACCACCATGAACCGCGACAGCGCCATCCGGACGGCCCGCACAGCCGTCACCGGCGCACAGAACGCCGGGCGGCTGGATTCCTATTATGCTGCCGAGAAAATGGGAATCAAGTGCAGAAAACAATGGATGGCGACGCTCGACGGAAGAACCCGCCACTCCCACGCCATGCTCGACGGCGAGATCGTGGACAACGACAAAAAGTTCTCCAACGGCTGCCGCTACCCAGGTGACCCGAACGGCCCACCGTCCGAAATCTATAACTGCCGCTGCACGCTGGTATCCGAGGTCGAAGGAATCGACACCTCCGGAGGAAAGCGCCGCGCCAGGAACCAGGCGACCGGACGGAATGAGCTGATCGAGAACATGAGCTATGCCGAATGGGCAGGGTGGAAAAAGAAAAATGGACGTTAAATTTATCGACAACTCAGAGGAAATCAAGGACAATATGAAAAACGTGCTGCTTCGTGCGCTTGAAAAGATCGGCATGACGGCGGAAAAGTACGCGAAGCGGCTATGCCCGGTTGATACCGGAAACCTACGCAACAGCATCACGCACCGCGTAGACCAGGAAGAACCGGCGGTATATGTCGGAAGTGATTCTGAATATGCTGCCTATGTGGAGCTCGGGACGGGCAAGCATTATCCGGGCGGGAGACCTACGCCGTGGGCGTATCAGGACGCAAAGGGCAACTGGCACTGGACGGCGGGAAATAAAGCACAGCCGTATTTGAAGCCAGCGGCGGCGAACTATGCGGCGCAGTACCGACAAATCGTCGAAGATGAGATGAAAAACGGATAAAGATTGCGTCCCAGAGCCATAAATATACGGTATAAGTGTGGTAACAGCAAAGAAATGACTGTTGCCACATTTTTTGTTCTGTCGCGGCAAAGCACCGCCGACAAGGGAAAGGAAGATAGAACATGGCACTGACGCGCAAGCTCCTGAAGGGAATGGGGCTGACAGAAGAGCAGATGGATACGATCATTGAGGCACACACCGATACCGTAGACGGGCTGAAAAGTGACCTTGCACGGTATAAGGCAGACGCCGAAAAGCTCCCCGGAGTACAGGCGGAGCTTGAAAACCTGAAAGCCAAAGGCGACGATGGCTGGAAGGATAAGCACGACAAGGTCAAAAAGGAATTTGACGACTACAAAAGAGAGCAGATGCAGAAGGAAACCAAGAGCGCGAAGGAATCCGCGTATCGGGAACTTTTGAAGTCTGCGGGTATCAGCGAAAAGCGCATTGATTCGGTTTTGAAGGTCACCGATCTTTCTTCGGTTGAATTGGAAGACGGCAAGATCAAGAACGCCGATGATTTGAAGAAGTCCATCAAGGAAGAGTGGGCAGATTTCGTTGTTACCACGAAACAGAAGGGCGCGGACACCAAAGACCCGCCCGCAAACAACGGCGGCGCTATGAGCCGGGACGACATCTTCAAAATCAGGGACGCGTCTGAACGGCAGGCAGCAATCGCCGCAAATCTCAATTTGTTCGGAAAGGAAGAATAATATGGCAGCAAAAAACAACCTGACCATGACGAGCGACGTTCAGGTAACCGCTCGCGAAATCGATTTTGTAACCCGCTTTGCGCGGAACTGGCAGCACCTGCGCGACATTCTCGGCATTATGCGCCCCATCAAAAAGCAGCCGGGAACCGTCCTGAAATCCAAGACCGCAAGCGTGACGCTCGCGCAGAGCGTCGGCGAAGGTGAAGAGATTCCCTACTCCAAAGCGACGGTCGTTGAGAAGGACTATGCGAACATCAACGTCGAAAAGTACGCGAAGGCGGTCTCCATTGAGGCAATCAAGGAATACGGATATGACGTCGCAGTCGCGATGACCGATGAAGCTTTCCTGTATGAGCTTCAAACCAACGTCACGAACCGGTTCTACGACTACCTGAATACCGGTATGCTGACCGTCAGCGAAACCAACTGGCAGCGCGCGCTTGCGATGGCGAAGGGCGCTGTTATCAACAAGTTCAAGCAGATGCACCGCACCGCGACCAACGTTGTTGGCTTCGTGAACGTGATGGATCTGTACGATTACCTCGGTGGCGCAGACATCACCATTCAGACCGAGTTCGGATTCCAGTACATCAAGAATTTCATGGGCTACAGCACGGTTTTCCTGCTGTCCGACGATGAGATCAAGCGCGGCCGCGTGATCGCGACGCCAGTTGAAAACATCGTTCTGTACTATATCGACCCGGCTGACAGCGATTTCGCCCGTGCCGGTCTTGACTACAGAACAGATGGCGAAACGAACCTTGTCGGTTTCCACGTGCAGGGCAATTACTCCACTGCCGTCTCCGAGTCCTTTGCGATCATGGGGCTCACCCTGTTTGCGGAGTACCAGGACGGCATCGCAGTTGCGGATATCGACGAAACGCCGACGCTCGGCACGCTGACCGTTACTTCGGCAGCCGGATCCGCAACTGGCGAAACGAAGATCACGGTCACGCCCGCGAAGGAAGCAAGCGGAAACGTCTACAAGTACAAGGTAGGCGATTCGGCTGAGACTATCACCTACGGCCAGAACGTCAGAACGTGGTCGACGTGGGACGGCAAGTCCGATGTCACGGCAGCGACGGGCAAGAAGATCACTGTTGTTGAGGCCGACGCGACCTATAAGGCGCAGAAGGCAGGCAACGCTACGGTATAAGGAGGCGGCAGCGCAATGCTTACCGAATTGTGCGGGGTTCTGCGGAACTGGTTTGAAACGGATCGGATCAGCGGAACGTACACAGTAGAAAACGGCAGCATTGCGCTGCCGTTCCTGCAAGAAGGGCAATTCTTCCGGATCGTCGGTTCTATCTTCAATGACGGCGTTCACCAGTACCCGGATTACGGGATGGCGGATGAGACTTTCAACGGCTCCATCTGGCCGATGGCCGTCCCCTCTTCTGTCCTCGCCCTCGAAGCTGAAATCAGAGCGTGGCAGGAGAAAAACGGCGACGCAGCAGCAAGCCCGTTCACCTCGGAAAGCTTCGGCGGGTATAGCTACTCGAAGGGATCAAGCGGAAGCACGACCGCGAGCGGGACTGTGACATGGCAGACGACGTTCAAATCGCGCATGAACCAGTGGAGGAAGATCTGATATGAGCTTACTTGATGATTTTGCCCGCCCGTGCGTGCTGCTCGAAAAAAGCCGCACACCGGATGGAGCGGGCGGATATATCACCACATGGACGGATGGCGCGGAGTTTATGAACTATCAGGCGCTTGACACGTCCATGGAGGCGCGCAGAGCGGAGAAAGAGGGCGTGACAAGCGTTTACTCGGTGCTTGTGCAAAAGGCCGTACCAATCGATTATAACGACTTCTTCCGCGACAAGACGACCGGCGAGACGTACCGCGTCACGTCCGAGCCGAAGGACAAACAGACGCCGAAGTCCGCTAGCTTTGCCCTGAAATACTTCACTGCTGAAAAGAAAGCACTGCCGACATGACAAAAGACAAAGCATTGCACGCGTGGTTCTTACAATTCCTGACGGCCTATCCCGCGTCCAGCGTGCCGGACGACGCCGTTTTCCCGTGGCTGACCTATGAACTGATCACAGGCGCGTGGGACAGCGGAGAAATCGGCCTGACAGTAAATCTGTGGTACTACACCACGCAGGAAGCAGAACCGAACGCGAAAGCGCAGGAAATCTCGGACGCTATCGGCTTGGGCGGCGTGTTTGTGCCGTGTGACGACGGCGCAATCTGGATCAAGCGCGGATCTCCGTGGTGTCAGAACGTCCGGGACGATTCTGATGCAAATATCAAGCGGCGGTACTTGAACATTACAGTCGAGTACATCACCGCAAACTGAAAGGACTGATTTCATGGCGAAATTCACAAAAATACCTGCTGATACCTTCAAGCAGCTGCAAATCAACGCCGGTGTAATTCTGAGCGATTTCACACCGGCGACCGGTGCGTTTGAACCAGAAAATCAGCTGGGCGCTACCACCGGAGGCATTACACTCACGGCGACGCCCACATATACCGACTTCGGCGAAGACGTGGACAACTGCCCAAAGAACACCATGGAGCTGAAGCGGCAGGATGATGTAGAAGTGAAGTGCTCCGGTACTTTTGTAACGGTAACCACCACGTCTGCAAAATCTCTGATGGCGGCGGCGGACATCGACGGCACGGACACAACCAAGGTCGTCCCGCGCCGCGACCTATCAAGTGCTGATTTTTCTGACATTTGGATTGTTGGAGACTACTCCGACAAGAACGGCGCGAATAACGGCGGGTTTATCGCGATCCGCATGATGAATGCACTTTCTACCGGAGGATTCCAGCTGAAAACCGCCGACAAGGGCAAGGGACAGATGGCGTTTGAGTACACCGCGCATTACTCGATCTCAAAGCAGGATGTTGTGCCGTATGAGCTGTACATCAAGGCCGGTACGGCGGAAACCTGATAGGAGGGCAGCATGAAACTTTCGGAATTCAGCACCGACAGGGCGGCGGATGTCCTCTGCGAAATCAGCGTTTACACGCTGAATATCCTGTCCGACGAAGAATTCAGGGGGAGTCTGAAAAAACTGACAGACGACGAAAAACCGCAGACTGTCGGCGAGAGGTACGCAATCGGCGTGCAGCGCATCGGCCAGTGGATCCCACTGATCCTGAAAAAGCATAGAGAAGACGCGTTCAGCATTCTGGCTGTGGTAAACAGCGTGACAGTTGACACGATCCGGGAGCAGAACGTTCTCGTTACAATGCGGCAGATCCGGGAACTGGCCGAGGACAAAGATCTCACTGATTTTTTCAAATCGTGCGCGTCGGAGGCGAAAGCGTAACGCTTGCGCTTCTGGCAGCTCCAAAAATAAGCGCCGGAGGGCTGATTCGCCTTTTGCCGATTTTAATAAAGCGGCAGAACGAGGAATCAGCCTTTCGCATTTATGCGGCGGAGTGTATGCGCACGATCACGGAAAATACAGCGAAATTCGCGGGCGGAAGCTTTGTGCAGGCAAAGTACACCGACATTATCAGCCCGAAGCCGCAGGATAACCGAACCTGTGAGGAGATCACCGCCGACGTTGTACGCCGGTGCGGATTGAAGGTGAAAAAATCCAAAGATGAATCTGTTTGAACTTTTTGTAAAAATCGGTGCCGATACGTCCGAGGCCGACAAGGGCATCGACGAAACCGGGAAGAAAACATCCGGCCTCGGCGAGAAGATTAAAAACGGCCTTGCCACTGTCGGCAAGGCTGCGGTAGTCGGCGTGACCGCAGCGGCGACGGCAATCGGCACAATCGGCACAAAGGCGATCCAGGCATACGCAGACTATGAGCAGCTCGTCGGCGGCGTGGAGACGCTTTTTAAGGATAGCCAAGATAAAGTCATGGAGTACGCAAACAACGCGTATAAAACCGCTGGGTTGTCTGCGAATGAGTACATGGAGACGGTGACAAGCTTTTCTGCATCCCTGCTGCAGTCTCTTGATGGGGATACCAGTGCAGCGGCAGAAAAGGCAAATTTGGCGCTGACTGATATGTCCGATAATGCCAACAAAATGGGATCGGACATGACTTTAATCCAAAATGCATATCAGGGCTTCGCAAAAGCAAACTATACGATGCTTGATAACCTCAAGCTCGGTTACGGCGGCACGCAGGCCGAAATGCAGCGGCTCCTTGAAGATGCGGAGAAAATTTCCGGTATCAAATACGATATTTCCAGCTATGCGGATATCGTAGATGCAATCCATGTGATTCAAACCGAAATGGGCATCACCGGGACGACTGCAAAAGAAGCCGCGTCCACAATTCAAGGCTCGTTCGGCATGGTAAAAGCCGCGTGGCAGAACCTCGTGACCGGCCTCGCCGACCCGGATCAGAATCTCGGAACCCTCGTGGGCAACTTCACGGATTCCATTGTCGTTGCGGGCAATAACCTGATCCCGCGCATTCAGGAGCTTTTGCCGCGCATTGTGGAGGCGATTACTACGCTGATGGTAACCGTAAGCACGCAGCTTCCGGGCATACTCGGATCCACCCTTCCCTCGCTTATTGAGGGCGCATCAAATCTGGTTACTGGGCTTATGTCCGCGCTCCCGGAGATCCTTACCGTTCTGGGCGATATTGCACCGACGGCAATTGGAATTCTAGTCCCGGCCATAGTCGAGCTTCTGCCGGAAATCATTCAAACCGGTATAGATGTTGTTATCTCTCTGGTACAAGGCATTACGGAGACGCTTCCGGAATTGATCCCGGCGGCAACGGAAGCAATCATCAAAATCGCCGAAACGCTGACCGACCCTGGCAATCTCGGGAATTTGGTAGATGCGGCGCTTGATATCATCCTCGCTCTGGCGGACGGAATCATTGACGCCGTCCCGAGGCTGCTTGAGGTGGCGCCCAAGCTTATCACAAATCTCATCACCGCGCTTATTGAAAACTTCCCCAAAATCATCGAATCCGGCGTAAAACTTGTTGCGTCGCTGTCGGATGGCTTGATTAAATCCATTCCGCAGCTTACTGCGGCTGTACCAAAGCTTATTATCGGAATCGTGCAGGGAATTCTTGACAATCTTCCGCAGATCATCATGTCCGGCCCGCAAATCATCATGGCGCTTATTGAGGGCCTTATTAGCGCAATCCCGGATCTTATCATGTCGATCCCAACGATAATCAAATCGATTGTAGATACCTTCCTCGGCTACGATTGGGGCAGCATCGGAACGAATATCGTTGACGGTATCAAAAACGGATTCCTGCATATGTGGGAGAGCCTAAAGCGGACGGTAAGCGATATGGTCAATGGCCTTGTGAGCGGAGTCAAGAGCATCCTCGGTATTGCGTCCCCGTCTAAAGTCTTCGCCGGAATCGGCGGCTACATGGCAGAAGGACTTGGGCAGGGCTTTGACCGCGAAATGACTGACGTTCGGAAGGATATCGAGGATCAAATGACTTTCGGCACAACGTCCTTTTCTGTGTCCGGCGCGGCAAAGTCCTCTGTCGGCGTCGTGAACGGCCTGCTGGCCAACAATCAGCCGAACCCGCTGACACAGGTGAATCTTGTCGTTGACGGCCAAACGTTGGCACGAGTGCTGTTCGACCCGCTGCGCGGCGAAATTCTGCAAAGGGGTGTGTCGCTTGCGTAGAATTAAAATCACGGACGGAACAAACACGGTCACGCTTCTGCGCGATCTCGTGTTCACGATTCAGCCGAAGGATATCGGCGCAACCGCGACAATGGCATCCGGAAAGACCGTCATGGACATCATCGGCGTAAAAAATGAGCTGAAAATCCCGACCGGGTGGCTATCCGTTTCCGATTTGCGGAAGCTCCGCAGCATGATCAACACGAAACACGTGTTGAGCGTGACATACCCGGATGTAGACGGCGACAAAACAAGAGAATTCCTTTTTGAACAGCCGGAATACAAGGCGATCATCTACGATGAGGACGGCGTGTCGCAGTGGTGCGGCGTCACGATCTCCGCGACACAGCAAGGGGTGGATTGATGCAGAAGGTATCGAGCAATTATGCACCGTTTACACCGGTGCGTGAGGTTGGTATGCTTGTCCGGTTTTACATTGTCGACCCGTCGGCAAAGAAGAACGGTACGGCCTCTGCATCGGATTCGGCACCAGGCACAAGCGCCGCCGAAACGATCAGCGACAGAGAAACCATATCCGGGAAGTTTGCTGGGCTTGAATTGAACCGGTGGGTTCTGGATGGGACAATCGATATTCCGAACGATAGCTTTGACGGGCAGCATGTAGGCTGGTGGAGCGGAGTAGTATCAAACGAGAGCGCCGAAATGGCAAGCATAATTACGTTTGAATTCTCCGCTCCGGTATCCACGATTGGTTGGGCGATGCTGTTTGATGAAAAAATGAACCAATACCCGGCGCAGATCACAATTACCGCATATGCGAGCGACGGAGCGGCGGTCGCAACCGGAACAAAGATGATCACGCAGGCGCGGCAGAACATCAGCATGACTGCCGCAAATTACACAAAGCTGACGATTCGATTTGACAAGACGCTCCTGCCAAAGACACGCGCCCGGCTGCGGCAGATCGATTTCGGCCTGACGGAAACCTACGAAAACGACACAATGGCCGACGTGAAGATTATAGAGGAAGCATCCGTTTCCTGCGAATCGTTCCCGTCCCGGCAGATTTCCTTTACATTTGACAACGCGGATCATCGGTACAACATTCTGAACCCGGACGGCGTTTTCTCCGTGATTCAGGATGGCCAGAAATTGCTTGCCAGATGCATTGTAAACGGAGAGAGCATAGACGTTGGCGAGTTCTTTTTTACATCCGTTACAGCACGCGATTCCGGCGTTACGGCACAGCTTGTCGGAAACGATATGGCTGCGACACTCGATCGCGCAACCTATGAGGCCGGAAACGCTACCGCGTGCAAGCTCCAGACTGTAGTTGCGTCCGTACTGGAAGGATACGACGTCACTGTGATCTACGGCGGCGGCGCAGACGAAAGAACGGTAGTCCCTGCAATCCCTCGGAAGACGACGAGACGCGAGGCGATCCGGATTCTGGCACAGGCCGCAATGTGCTCCGCGTGGTTTGATCGATCCGGAAACCTGCACATCGCGGAACTTTCAGCAGGTGCAGTATTGGGAGAAATAACGCCGGATGAGCTTTATAACTATGACGGTGTGTCCATATCGGAAGCGGTTGATTGCGTAGAGCTGCACGTTAAGAGCGACTACGCGAATATCGATACGACAATCACCGCCGGGAGCGGCAAAAACATCAAGAGCGTAAATAACCCGTGTGTAGCGCCTGCAAACTATCAGAGTGTGGCCGCGTGGCTGCTTGCGCAGTATAATCGCCGAAAGATCTACAGCGTGAAAAACCGGGGCAATCCGGCGCTCGAAACCGGTGACACCATCAAAATCTCCGACGCATTCGCACAAAACGAAAATGCTGTGCAGACCGGTATGGAACTGACGTTCAGCGGAGGCGGAATTTATGCCGTAACGAAAGGAGTTGGCGCATGAGTACCATCATTGACACCCTCGTCACCGACCGGACGCAGGCGGACGTGGAGCGCGTCAAGGCGCTTGCCGCGAAGGGCTTTGCTGCCATGACCGCAGCCGAGCAGGCGGAATGGCTGGCCGGGATGAAGGGAGCGTACAACGCCGCTGATCTCAATCGCGTGGGGACGGCCCTGAATTATCTGGCGGGCCGCCTCGGCGCGATCTGCGGCAAGAGTATCGCATGGCCTGCAAAAACCGATTGGGCTGTCACGGACATTATAACGGCCTCACAGGCGGCGGAATACCGGCGGCAGATACAGAACATCCGCGACGCGCTTGCGTATCCTGCCGGTACGCCGGATGCGCCGCAGCTGGCGCGCCTGACCTACACCGGTGCGAATGACATCGAGCGCATTCTTGCGCTCTGCGAGGAACTGATCGATAACATCACAAAGGCGTTCCGCTACACCGGCGCTGCGGAATGCGCGACAGGAGGCTTGATATGAAAGATCGTCAACCTACTAAAGTTCTTACAAACGGTGCTATTCGATATGGCATCTACAATTCCGACGGTAGTCTTGATCACTACGAGTACATGAAACGTATGGACGAGCCAACAGTTGAGGGTACGCCTCTCAATAAAGCAAATCTTCTGTCCGATGCCACTGCCGCCAAGCTCTGGCCGAACGCAACCACGAGGCCGGAGGACCCGACAGTCAACGACGCGCTCGGCAAGCTTTCGGAGGGTACGGCCAAAGTCGGCGACATCGCTATCACGTCCCGCACAGACCTGTCCGACGCATGGCTGCCGTGCGACGGTAGGTACATTTCCGGCGCACAGTACCCGGAACTGTTCAATATATTGAGATCCAGCAAGACCGATGCTGCGTGGGATGTTTCCACGTTGATGAACGCAAATCTCTACAATCCAAGCATTTCATATGCAAATGGGTATTGGTTTATTACGAGCGCGAATAGCAATAGCCCTGATTATCTGGACGGAAAAATCTACTATTCTTCAGACCTTGTTTCTTGGAATGATATTTCTATACCTAAAAATCCATTGAAGGGAAAAAAATATACAGGCTACACCATAATCAGCAGCAGTATAATAAGGCAGACTACGGTTCAATACTTAAACGGGGAATATGTGCTTGTCTTTTATATGAGTTTTGTTACAGATCCCGGCGGAGCAAATAGTTCTCGTTTGTACGTTTGTGCGCACACTGATACGCTTAATCCTGTTAGCTGGAAATTCACTGTACTATCTACTACGGCAGACTTTTTACCGGAGAGTTATCCCCCTCCCGTGTGGCTGTTTTATGACGGATCAAAGTATATTGCATCGATCGAGTATCAGGACGCTAAGGACTACGAATGTCTATACCGCGCTGATCTCGTCGAAGAACCAGAAGAAATTATTTTAAACGGATGGGCATTTTCAAAATACAGTGCCAACAACTTGCCGAAAAAATATAATGCGGAAACGGGGTATTTTTATAGAATATATGATTACTACGAAAATTCTACGCGCAGGCAACAGCTTCAGCGAACGCAGTATCCTCTCGACCAAAGCTCGTGGACGACTGTTTTCAGCCATACGTCTTTCGACGTTTTGGAATATGCCGTAGACGGAAACACCATTTCAATCATAACGGCCTCATCGGATAGCAAATACGCCTATTTCAAATCCGAAAATAATGGTGCAACGTTTACGCAGGTTATTGCAAACTCCACGATATCTGGCTTAACAGCGTCAAGGTACGAATTTCCCGCTGGTATGATTCTTGCGGACGGCATATCCGTGTGTGTTGCTGCATCATCTAGCGCATACACCACCCAAAAATTAGTACTTGCGGATGATGACGCTTCTGGCTTCGTGTGTATAACAATGCCGCACGCGCTCAACCGGTTCATAAACACATATCAGCCCGCGGCAGCGTGCGGGAGCTTGGCGGCGGTCGTAACTTCCGCCGCAGGAAATGGGTACATAATGTATCATGATTTCGCGTATGGAGATAAGAAAATCCCAACAGTTACACCGGGGCTTCGCAGTCATGCCTACATCAAGGCATTGGAGGAATAGCCATGCGGGAGAGAATCGGCACAAACGATCTCGCAAACGGGGCCGTCCGGTACGGGGTGTATGACGCGGCGGGAAGCCTTCTGCGGTATGAATGGCTTCGCCCGGAGGACGAGCCGCTGGAAGCCGGGACGCCGCTCACGGCCGGGAACCTGCTGACGGCACAGAGCGCTGCAAAGATCTGGCGAGCAGGCGACGCACCGGCGAACCCGATGGTAAATGAGGCATTCGGGAAGCTGTCGGAGCCGAATTATCACGTCGGCGATATCCTCACGACCGTCCGCGTCCTATCCGCCCCGTGGCACGCCTGCGACGGATCGACGTTCTCGCAGACGGCCTACCCGGCTCTCTACGCCGTCCTCGGCGGCACGACGCTGCCGACGATCAGCTATTCCAGCGATACCACCACCTACATCAAAATGGCGGACGATTAGCCAAAAAACAAAGAAAGGTACATAAAACATGGATGCTGGAACCATCACGATCATTTGCGCCGTGCTCGGCTCGTCCGCGCTGACGGCGGTAGTAAACGCCGTCGTCGGCGCAATACAGAAAAAGCGCGGCAAGGCCACAACGCAGGAGGCGCACCTAGCCGAGATTGACAAAAAGCTCGGGAAAATGCAGGAGCATCAGGACGAGCAGTATCTGGCGATCCTCCGGCTGACCATCATGTCAGAGGAAATGCCAATGGCTGAGCGGCTGATTGCCGGGCAGAAATACGTAAAGCTGGGCGGGAACGGCGATGTAAAAAAGTTTTTGCACCAGCTGGAGGCGCAATGCGGGCATAGCAGTGCGCAATAAATTGGGAGGCAGATATGCGGGTAAAAGGCAAGTGGAGCAAGGGCGAAATGGCGCGAACCATTGTGTTGTATCTGCTCCAGCTCATCACGACGGTAATTGTCTGGGCCTGCGCTCTGAAAACCGTCGCCGTCCTAATTGCAGTCATCCGCAGCCCGGAGCTCGGCGCGTCGGTAGACCTGTCCGACGTGCTCGGATTTACAGGTTGGGCAACCATCACAGAGCTTGGCCTGCTTGCTTTCAAGCGGGTTTTTGCAAAAAAGAATGATCCGGTAGAATAACGAAAGGGGTACACAATATGTATAAGCGAGTGAATTTTGAACCGATGGATAAACACCTGTCGGAAAGCATTCGGGGGAAGCTTGAAGAAGCGGAAGCGCTCATCATGCAGCTCCCGGCGGGAAGGAATAGAAGTATCGCCCTGACAAAGTTGGAAGATACAATGCTTCGTGCGAACCTCGCAATCTCTGACGCGGTTGCGACGAGAAGCGAAAGCGAAACAAAGGACTGAAAGGAGCATACATATGGAAAACATCAAGAAGCGGCTCGGCAATCTGCTGAGCGTCAAATCTATCGTCACACTGGTGCTGACGGCGGTATTTGCGTACATGGCAGTCGCCGGGAAAATCTCGCAGGACTTTATGATGGTGTATACCGTCGTGATCGCGTTTTACTTTGGCACACAGAGCCAGAAAGCGCAGGACGCGATTGACAACGCCACGAAGGAGGATGCGCAGAAATGAGCATCAAGATCGGGCAGGCCAGTCTCGGCGAGACGGGCGGCCGCAATCAGCAGCCCGGCAATCAGACCGGGCGGGAGCTGAATATCTCCAACTGGTACAATGGCCGCTGGCTCGGCATCTTGCGCTACAAGAGCCGCAAAAAGGCCGAGCGGGCCGCGCAGACGTGCGAGGCGGCCATTAAGAACCGGAACATCGGCTACGACATGGACAACAGGAACACGGCGTATGAGGCAGCCAGAGCCGTCGGCTGGGACGTGAGCAGGATCACAAAGCCAGTGGAGACGGACTGCTCCGCGCTCATGATGCTCTGCGCCGTGGCCGCAGGCTGCGCGTCGGTCGAAGCTCTCTACCGTCGGCAGGGCAACAGCTGCACGACATACTGCATGCTGCACGATTGGCCAGCGACGGGAGACTTTGTGCTGCTGACCGGCAGCAAGTATCTGACGACGGACGCCAATCTCCTGCGCGGGGACGTGCTGGTAAGCGAGGGCCATACCGTGATGGCCCTCGAAGATGGAAAAAATGCAGAGGAGGAAACTGAGATGGTAGAAAAGAGCAAGATCATCGTGGACGGCAAGGAAGTCGCCGTTGAACGCATCCTGAAGAACGGCACGAACTACGTCAAGGTGCGCGATCTGGCCGCTGCGCTGGATCTCGAAGTCAGCAACAAGGGCAATATCGCCGTGCTGAATCACAAGGAAAAGTAAGGAGGCGGGGCGTATGTCGCCGCAGGCGCGGGCCAAGCTGCCGCCAGAGCTGGGCCGCCTGACCCGCAAGGACATGGAGGCCGTGATCTATCAGGCCAATCTTGGCCGGGAGAACGAGAAGATCGCGCAGCTCTACTTCGTGGACAAGCTCCCGCAAGTGGACGTTGCAACAGAATTGTATCTTGGCCGCGCCACGGTACAGCGCCGCCTACCGGAGATCATGCGGGAGATGCAGCGGACATCCAGCAAACTGTATAACTGAGATAAGCGCCGGTTTCTCGGCGCTTATTTTTTATATAAAAATTTTTGAAAAGCCCTTGACATATACGGTATTACAGTATATAATGCAGCCATAGACACAAAGCAAAACAAACACGACAAAAAAATCGGAGGATGGCAGACATGTTTAATATCGTTTCCGCGTGGGGAGCGCAGACAAATCCCCACTATAACCCGGACACTGCAAATAATGGCGGAGGTTACTGGCAGTTTTCCGGCGGTATCGTCGTCGATCTTAACGGCCAGCTTGTCACCGTCGAGGCCGACGACACGTCCTGCGGCGATTTTGGCAGCCGCGTGTATTTTTCCGTGACGGCTGACGGCTTCTGCTGGCAATTTTCCGACGGCACAATGGACGATGCGTCCGTTGACACCCCGGAGGATGTCTTGGGCGTTCTGCGGTCCGTCTCCGGCGTTCTGGGCGTGGACGCCGAAGCGCTGATTTCTGCCGCGTTGAATGCGGCGAACGTCTGCGCGTGGGAGGTATGCTATGCCGACTGACACCCAGCGCCGCGCTCGCAACAAGTGGGACGCTGAGAACATGTCCGTGATCTCCTGCAAGCTCAAGCGGGAGATCGCGGAAAGATTTAAGGCCGCAGCCAAGTCCAACGGCACGACGCCAAACGAACTGATACGCGGCTGGATTGCTGCATATTTATTTGAGCAAAACTGATGCATAACTGAGGCACAGGAAAATAGTAAAAAGCCCATACTGGACACATCAAAGGAGTGTTCGGTATGGGCTTTTCTTATTTTAATCCGAACCCTGCCGGGCAGAAGGTCGGGGACTGCACCGTCCGGGCTATCGCAAAGGCGACCGGGAAGAGCTGGGACGAGGTGTATATCGGCCTGTGCCTGCAGGGACTCATCATGGGCGATCTGCCGAGCGCAAACAGCGTATGGAGCGCTTACCTCCGGCAGCAGGGCTTTACCCGGAACGTGATCCCGAACACGTGCCCGGACTGCTATACCGTCGCGGATTTCTGCGCAGATCATCCGCGCGGCGTGTATGTGTTGGCCTTATCAAGCCACGTTGTGTGCGTGGAGGGTGGGACGTATTTTGATACATGGGATTCTGGGAGTGAAATTCCACTGTTTTATTGGGCAAAGGAGGAAGCATGATGTTCGGACAACAGCCGTATGTGTATCAGCAGCCGATTTATAATCAGCCAATCGGCCAACCAATCAGTCAGCCAATGCAGGAACCAATGATGCGTCCGCAGTACCAGCCTGCACCGCAAATGACGGCCTACCAGCCGCAGCCCCAGCAGCCGCAGAATCAGTCGATCATCTGGGTTCCGAACGAGCAGGCGGCGAACGACTTCATTGTCGCGCCTAACAACGCCGTTACATTGTGGGATATGAATGCGCCTGTCGTGTACGTGAAAAAGGCCGACGCGAGCGGGAAACCGGCCATGACAACCTACGATCTCGTAGAGCGCGCACAGGCCGTTATAACGCCCGCAGCGCCGCGAAGGGACATGAGTGAGGAATACGTGACGCGCAAGGAGTTTGACGAGCTGGTAGCCAAGCTGACGGCCCCCAGCGCCAGACCGGCGAGAAAGACAAAGGAGGCTGAAAGCGATGGCTAATCCCCTGTTTCAGGCCCTCGGCGGCGGACAGATGCCAGGCCGGATGGGGCAGTTCCAAAACATGATACAGCAGTTCCGGCAATTCCAGAACAGCTTTCAGGGTGACCCAAAAGCAGAGATCGAAAAGCTTGTGCAAAGCGGGAAAATCTCGCAGCAGCAGTTGAATCAGCTACAGCAGGTGGCGGGGCAATTCCGGCAGCTGCTGCAATAGTTCGGGAATTCCGAACAGTTGAACGATCAAAATCGTGGCCACGATTGAGATAAATCTTTTGAATCTACGAAAGGAATGAAAAATATGAGTTTGAATGACGGCTCCCCGACCATGACAATGCCCGTCGCGCCTACCGGCATGACAGGTGGCGGCTGGGGCGGCTTCGGCGGTGATAATGGCTGGTGGATCATCATCCTGTTCCTTGCCATTTTCTGCGGCTGGGGCGGAAATGGAAACGGATTCGGCAACAACGGCAGAAATTCCGGCGGCGTTGTAGACGGCTATGTGCTGGCCTCTGACTTCTCCAACATCGAGCGCAAGATCGACAGTGTAAATCAGGGACTTTGCGACGGATTTTACCAGCAGGCGCAGCTTGTCAACGGCACCAACATGGCGATGGCAAGCGGCTTTGCTCAGGCCGAGCTTTCCCGCTGCAACCAGCAGGCCGCGCTTATGCAGCAGCTGAACAACATGGCGATGCAGGCACAGGAGTGCTGCTGCGAAAACCGCGCTGCAATCGCCCAGGTACGCTATGACATGGCGACGCAGGCGTGCGACACCCGCAACACCGTGCAGAACACCACGCGCGACATCATCGATGCCATGAACTGCGGCTTCCGCAGCATCGACCAGCGTCTGACGGCGCAGGAGCTTGCGGCGAAGGACGCGAAGATTGCCGAGCAGAACCAGCAGCTTTTCGGCTACCAGCTGGCAGCATCGCAGGCGGCACAGAACAATTACCTTGTTTCCACGCTTCGCCCGAGTCCCAGCCCGGCCTATGTTGTCGCGAATCCGTACTGCTGCAACAGCGGCTACAACTACGGCTGCGGCAACTGCGCGTAACAACTCCACATCGTAGAGCTTTTTCGTGGCCTCACGAAAATGGTCGGCCCCCATTGCCGATACTCGATAGCAACGCGGCGGGGCAATCGTCCCGCCGCTATATTTTTTATGAAAGGAATGATTTTATGGCTGAATTTACATCATCCGGGATTCAAACTGTCGCCGCTGGGCAGAACGTCCCTCTGATCTCCACGGCGGCTTGCGGAAAGCCGTGCATCGTACATCGAGAAGGAAGCGGGCTCGTTACGCTCCGCGGGCTTACGCAGCAATGCAAGGCGAAGTTCCGCGTATCCTTTGGTGCGAATATCGCCGTCCCTACAGGCGGAACAGTAGGCGCCATTACCGCTGCGCTCGCAATCAACGGCGAACCTCTGAGCAGCGCCACAGCGACCGTAACCCCTGCGGCTGTTGAGAACTATTTCAACATCTTCGTTTCCGCATTCGTGGAAGTCCCGCGCGGCTGCTGCCTGACTGTAGCGGCGAAGAACACCAGCGCGCAGGCGATCAGTTTCGCAAATAGCAATATGATCGTCGAGCGCGTATCGTGAAAGGAGGATGCAATATGTACGATCTGAGAAATCTCCGCGAAATGCTCTGCAAAGAGCTTGACGAAATCTCCGACAAGCGCGAAATGTCTGCGGGCGACCTCGACGCGATCCAGAAGCTGACGAGTTCCATCAAGAATACCTACAAGATCGAGATGGCTGAAGACGGCGGCTATTCCCGCGATGGCGAGTGGGAGGCGGATATGCGCGGTACTTACGGCCGGGGCAGCTCTTACCGTGGCCGCCGCCGTGACGCAATGGGCCGCTATACCCGCGCTGATGCCCGCGAGCATATGCGCGCGCAGCTGGACGATATGATGCGTGATGCGGACGACGATAAAACCCGCGAAGCGATCCGCCGCTGCATGGAGCAGATCGAGCGGGCATAAGGAGAGCGCAATATGTTGGATGCAGCCGAAATCCGGAAAGAGATTGCTCGCCTGGAATATGAGGAATCCAGCTATCCCAATTATGCCAAACTGGCAGATCTTTATGTGATACGCGATAAGATGCAGGAAGAGGAACGGGGCGACGGCGGTAGGTATGTGGGTTCCTACTCCGGCGCTCCCGCCCCTGTGACCGCAGAACCGGCTACCGTGGGCGAGTACGGGGACAGTGAGTTTTTACTTGCGGTAGCTGGGAAAGACCCGGCAAAGGCTTGGGCGGTCGTTGATGAACTTATGGACACATTATCGCTTGTGAACCGAAAAGTCTATGATTCCATGCTTCGGAAAATAAAGTCCATGTAGCAAAAAATAGGGGAGTCCCCTCGCATTGCGCTGAATCTGTAGCATACAATGTAGCATACGGAAAATAATTTTATGTTACAGAGCGTGTCATAACTTGATTTTTTGCTTTTTGAAAATACGCAGAAAATAGGGTGAAAAGCATAAAAAAGTACCGATTTTAGATTTAAAACATCTAAAATCGGTACTTTGGCGCGGAAGGAGAGATTTGAACTCTCGCGCGCTTTTTAGACGCCTACTCCCTTAGCAGGGGAGAAAAACCCATTGAAAACACTGGGGAAATTGGCATTTGTAACATATTTTGTAGCATACAGAATTCACTCTGGCGATTCGTTTTGCAACTGATTTACGGCATCGACCATGCCTTTCATGTCCGGGTGTACATACCGTTGGGTAGTCGTTATCTTTGCGTGGCGCATGATTTCCTTGATCGTAAACGGGTCGATATTTTTCATCGCGAGGGCTGTAGCGGTTGTATGGCGGCATGAGTAAGGTGGTAGCTTTTGCACTCCGGCAAGCTCCAAACACTCATAATATCTCTTGTAAAAATTATCTTTGTTTATGCAGCAGATATTTCCGACGCGCGATTTGCTTTCTTCGCATAGTTCATGCAGCACCGGCGCAACGAAATCCGGGAAGACCATAGGCGTTTCCTTCCGCTTCTTTGTCTTTATGCCGCCTCGGACGATCTCATTCTTTTCAAAGTCAATCATATCTTTCTTGAGTTTCAGAAGCTCACCGGGCATCATGCCGGTATAAATCATCGTTAAAATAAACCCAATGAAGTGGTCTTTTGCATACGCTTCCCATAGCTTTTTTACGTCGGCGTCGGTAAACGGTTCCGGCGACTTCTCTTCCAATTCCGGAAGCTTTATGTACTTTGCAAGATTCACGGTTGTCTGCTTTTCTGCGATTGCGAGGTTATAGCAGTGGGAGAGGACGGTTTTCATATCTTTCCGTGTGTAATAGGTGTTGGCGTTGCGGTCGATAACATCCTGTATCTGCGCGATGGTAAGCGCGTCGATCTCACGGTCGGCGATTTCTTTCATGCGCTCGAATGCCTTTTCCGCCGCGCCCTGACGATCAGCCGATAAGGATAGATAATCCCCACGCAGATATGTTTTGTAGTATTCTCTGAGAGTGGGGCTTCGCTGCTCTTCCTTCGGAGGGTTTGCAGCATATTGGAGGGCGGCGCGCTTTGATGTAAACCCGCCTTTTGTTCGCATCTTTTGCCGAAGCTTGTCATTCTCGTCTAGGTAAGTTCTTTCTGTCCAACGCGCCGTCCACGTCTTCCCTCGCTGGTAAGCGCTTCCCTGCCCGTTCCCGCGTGTCCGGTTTCGCCGCGCTTCCTGTTTTTTTCCGCACCAGCAACAGTAGGGCGCGCCGTCTGGGATTTCTTTTTTACACTTGATGCACGCCATGTTTCCCTCCACGTTCTTTTCGGATCGCGTAGAAAGTAATTGCCGAAGCCAGCGCTGAACCTACGATCAGGGCAATGCAAACCCATGCAGCTACGGACAAATCTCCATCGCGAATGAGGCCTGCGCTCCGACTCTGCGCATCCGTCACAAGGCAGGCAATCAGAGAAAAGGAGAGCAGCATACAAAACAGGGCGAGGACGTAACACATTGTATGTGTAGACTTTATCTGTGCGCTTTGCACGGCCGCTGTTGCCTCCAGTTTGGCGTTTTCAAGCTCGACGTGATGGATCTGCTTGGTCAGCTTTTCCGGGCTTCCGACGCGATTTTCAAGGCCGAACAGCTCGTCGAGCGACAACCCGAGCGTTTTGCATAGCGCAGCCGAGTTGTAAAGCCGTGGATCCGCTTGTGTTCCAGCGTATAATCGGCTCACGGCAGAGAAGGAAACGCCGGACTCGTTCGACAGCTCCTCCAACGTCATCCCGCTTGCATCTTTTGCCCTTCTGATCTTCCCCTGATACGCGCCGATAAACGGAGCGAGATCCTGTATTGCGGACATGATTACGCCTCCATTCGTAAGTTTCAGTTTTATTTCTTACATTTTCCATATAAAAATGCAAAACATATGACAAGAACGCAGGATTCGCCCTTTTCTTACAAACATTATCTGGTACAATGAAAACGTAGCAGATAGTTCCTGAATCCTGCATCTGCTGAAATGGCCCCACCGTATGTTCCAGATACGATGGGGCCGGTCAAACCAAATATTATATCAAATCATCAGTCCCATAAACTGTACACCATCGGATTCCTTATCCCCAAAAATAACGCGGTCTGTTTGTTCATAATACCATGTTGATTTTTAGAACAATTGTTCTATAATAAATGACAGGAGGAAAAAATATGGAGTGCATCAATATCCGGGTAAACAACGGGAAAGTGGACGTAACAGTAGACGGTGCGAAGCTGACAGATGTGCATAGCGTCAGCGTGGACTACATCAAGGGTATTCCGCTCCTGTTTTCCTGCGTCGCGGACGTAGGCCGAGATCAGGACGAGCGGCGGGAGCCGAGGATCCTGAACTAGAAATCACCATGTGTATTTACAGTTTTCACACTCATATGTTTTGTTTATCAAATTGCTTCTCAATCCCCATGCGCCTATTGATAAGTTTCTTTTTGCATATGCAATCTTTTTCACGCGGGTGCTTCCGCAAGTTGGACAATGTGGAGCATTGTTTATATTGTCTGCAAACACAGTCGTGTCCTCTACCAGCTTTAATTTCGCGTGAGAAAATCCCATCGTTTCCTTAAAAACAACATAAGCGTCATTTTCAACACCACAAACAGCAACAACCGTGTGAAGCAGCTTTCTGCTTCCTTGATACAAATCTATTTCGTGTTTTCCGGCGTTGACCTCAACAGAAAAAGACTCGCCGCAACGAACGGTTGCCCGTTCTATTCTGTCTACAATTATTTTCGTTTTTCTAAGGCTTCCCCCGCGCTGCCCTTGCCACATGAAGTGAATCATCCCACGTCTTCGCCGGCTTGAGGCAGGACAACCGCAATGTGGACAGGAAGATGCCAAGTCGGATATTTTTGCACCACATTCAGAACACTCTACAAGAGCCATGTTGTTCACCTCATGATAAAGTCATAGCAATAATCAATAGCATGAATTTGGATATTTGGAGAAGGAGCTTGCAATGCTGGAAAATTTACAGGAAGTGTGCTATGATAGCATCCAGATAGAGAAGATTCGCGCGCAGCTAAAGCGGATCGTGTTAGAACTTTCGGTTGAAGAACAGGAAGAACTTTTGAGAATGATTAAGGAGGGTATGCATGAGTAAGCCGTTCACTCCGATTCATGTAATGACTGAAGCGT